GTGATTGGCGCGTGCTTGCGACTCTGTGCGAAGGTCGCCTAATCCACCTTTGTTTAACCACAATTCACAACGGTCATTGTTAACTAAATCAAGTGCGGTTGTGCCATCCTGCGCACGAACAACGGTTAGGTTTAACCCTAAAATTGCAGTACATTTGACAACCTCAAGGGCGCTGTCGCTAACACGGAAAAGAGTTAAATAAAAATAATCTGCGCCACCTGCCGATGGCATCCCAGAGGTGGACGTAACCGGAATAGTAGTAGCTGATGCTGCTACCGATCCAGTTATTGTTGTTTGTACATAATTGCCAAATAAAACAGCCATCTTTTTAAACTCCTGCTAGCTTATAAAAGCCGACAACTTGATTGTATATGGTTGCTGGCGCTATTGGTATCTCTTTGCTAATTGCCAACTGAAAACGGCTTCTTGAATTGAATCTCAAATTGGCGGTGCTACTAACTCTAAACCTGTTCATCCGTGTGCGCATTTAATCACCTCCGGCTATATACGATTGCACCAAGTGAGCTAGAGCTTGCAGCGTATAGGCGGATGTCTTCCAGGCTTGCTTTAGATCCTATGGCTGTATAGCTTCCACCAGTGGGAATTGGGAATGCGTTTGCGTCAGCTGCTGATCCGTCAAACTGGATATAAACAGTGTTGGCAGAGCTGTTATAAAGAAGAACCCCTTCTACGTCTTCGGGGAAAGTTACGGAAAAGGTTGACTCAATAGAGGCGCTCGCGGTGACTGTAGAGTTTGCACCCTCATATTCACGCGCACCGTCAAAGACGACCTGCTGAGTCAGATTTAGAATGTTGTTTCGTTGATCGCCCATTTGGAACCTCTATTAAAAAAGTGTAAAGAAAAAGGGGCCGAAGCCCCTAAACCCTGTCGGGATTATTTCATCGCCAAGTTAAGGTTGATCAGCGCATACTCGGTTGCAGCGTTAACACTCATAACAGTTCCCCAGATAGCTCCAGGAACAGCACAAGCGCCAACTGCGCCAGCAGTACCCCAAGTGGAGGGCTGTCCGGCAGTGTCACCGATAACCAAAGTATCGCCACCATCAACGAGCAGACCACAGGGGCCGGCTACCTGCGCCCAGTAGTAGTAAGCTCCAGTTACTGCCACTGAAGGGACTCCAACGTGGGGAGCGGTCTTGGTAGTAGGTGCAACGATAACACCGTTCCAAGGGTTGGCGGTCAAGGTGAACTCTGAAGTGGTAGCCAAAGCAACGTTTAGCCCTTCTTCGATGGTCACAGTGCCAGTGGTTCCAGCGGTGTTGCTAACTACGCGATAGGTCTGGCCTTCGCCAGTTGCGTCATTAATGTGGATCCATCCACCAGCGTACTGGTCAGCAGTCAAAGCAGTGCTGAGAGTAGTGCTGATGGTTAGTACAGTGTCACCAATAGAAGCAGCAGTGCCAACGGCAATGTTGGTGTGATTGGCAACAGGAGCAGAAGCCTGCCCCATTTTGTTGGCTGCTAGAGCAGTTGCACCGGCTTTAGCATAACGGAAAACACGTCCGGAACCATCTTCCATCTCCCATTTAGTGCCAAGGGGAAACTTTTGAGCAGCGGTCGGGCTAAAGCGGCCATCGTACGGTGTGCCGGTTGCCTGAATAGGACGAGGATCAAGTTTATTAGGTGTTACAGGAGATGCCATTTATATACCTCATATAGTTAAAATTAGAAAACATCCGCCCCAAGCTGAGGCGGATTAGTTAATGGATTGCTTACGGAGACTCGTCACAAGCGATGGAAACGACTTTTTCTTCTTCCATGCGAGTCGCGCCCACGCTCATGCAAGCATATGCCTGCCAAGAATAGTTCTTGGTCGGCAGTTCACTAACGCGAGCGGTGATGTCTTTGTTAATGCCCAAGCAAATGCCAGACTTGGCCCATGCAAAACATGTGCGGATGTCGGTAGAGGCATTAAGGGCAAGACGTTCCAAACGAACAAACTCAAAGCCCATAAAAGTGTTGATGTCGCCCTGTTGCAATGCTTTTACGCTTGCGTAGTCAGCACTAGTCAGCTTTTCGATAGCAAGCAAATCATCGATCTGCTGCTGAGAAACTGCGATGTATAACTTATTCATTGGGTCGTCAACATCAACATCATTTTTACCAAAACGGCTTTTGGCTGCAATCAGCTTTTCGAGGTTAAGACCAACGTTACTGGAAGATCCGCCAACCTGCACGCCTACTTGCTGAGCGCTTGGCAAAGATACCTGGGTTGTCCCGGTCTTGCCAGTGTAGCTGGTTCCGGTAGCTGCTGCAATAATCTCGTCATCGATGCCACGTCCCAATGCGAAAGACCCAGCTTGGATGTAGTTAGAGCTAGGATCTCCCAACATCTTGACTTTATCAAACGTATCAATCATGTCAGACCAAGCGTATTGCTCAGGTGCAACGCGTCTGCGACTGTGCGGGGTGTCGATACGGGGAGTATCTCCGTGACGGTCGTTAAGTTTGACCGCGTAGGTTGCACCGATTTGGTCGAAGAAAGCTTCCTCACCCGTAACGGACTCTACACGAACCTTGTCCCGTAGGCGTGATTTCTTTTGCTGTGCGAGATTGTAGATATTTGCACTGTATTGTTTTACAAATGCGGCTGTGATTTCAGAACTCATTTTGAATACCTCTTTAGTTAAAGTTAAACATTTAGTTATCGGTGAGGTTATCCAGTTGGGCCTCGGGTGCTGCAATTTTGCAGGCCTTGCGGTTATCTGCTAAGATGGGTTCGCCATTTGGAATAGCTGCTGCATCTTTTTAACGGCATCGCCATGCTCCGGATGCTCGTCATTATAGTAAGGGTGATTTGAGTCACCCATAATTTTGTTAATCTCTACGCTTGCATCGATAGGAGCCATTGCCTTGCTTGCTCCTACTAGTTTGTCTTCGCTGATGCTCTCACCTATGGTTGACAAAAGCTTTGCAATCTGCGGGTTATTTTGCAACCCTAGCGACTCAATTACGCCATCTTTATCAAACGTGCGAATGGCTGCATTAGCTGACTCAACTTTGCTGTCAAACGCCATGCCCCACTCTTTTTTCAGCTCGCCAATTGCTTGATCCTGGCTAATAGCTTGATTGTTTTGCAGCTCGTTGTAACCTTCGACTTGGTTTTGATTGTACCAGTTTAGCAGCTCCGAGGCTTGCTGTTGATTAAGCCCAAGCTTGTGCGCTTGCTCACCGAATCCTCCAAGCATTTGTTCAGACACTTGCAGCCCTTCCGGCATTTCTGGTGTTTCAAATTGGTAGTCACCTGCTGTTTCGGGTCGTCCAATAGCACTGTAAAACTCATTCCAAATCCCCTCGGGGCTGTTCTCGTTGGGGAGAACTACCTTGTCCATCCCGATCATTTTTTGAGCGTTGACGTAACTCTTAGCCATCGATTCAAAATTATTAAGGCTGGCTAAGCTGGGTTCGGCTCTCAGAGCTTCCGGCAGAGTCTCGCGCCAATTCTCAGAAAAGGTTGTGCCTTCGCTGAATAGAGCTGGGGCTGCTGGTGCTGGAGCTGCTTCGGTGGACACTCCACCCAATACGCCAGTACTTTCTGCGGCTTGTCCTTGCGGGGCCATTTCTTCGCTCATTTGATGATACCTTCCTTGCGTTGTTTAACGTATAGTTCGAATGGCTTGGGGTTCCGCTCCCCCCAGGCTACCAGTTCAGGGTTTTTCCAACCCTGCATCTTGTCCCAAACGGGAATAGAGTCAAGAGTCTTAAGCTCAGGCTGCTTCTCGGTCACAACCTCAATAACAGGCTCAACCACTTTCTTTTTGGCTGGTCTGCCTCTACGCTTCTTTGGGGGGTTCGGGTCGCTCATTTAGTCTCTCCAGTATATACAAAACTGTTCGCTTGCAGCCTTCTGCAAATGCGGTAGTGGTGGGGTCATTAGGAACGTGGCTAGATTGCGCCAACCCTGCAAAGTCCACCAGGTCATCTAAAACTTGCGAGCCTGATTTAGTGTCAACGAACACCATCCGGTAAGCGTCTACTAGCTCGCAACGCGCTTTGAACGCTTCCAGCTGGGTTTGCTGTCTGCGCTTGTCACGATTGAGCCACTTGGTTATGAGATCCTTAACCACCTGCCAACCCTCCTCCGGCTATTTGTGCGAGCGGTGAAGTCGGCTCAGTAGTCTTTTGCAAGTTTGGAACTGCGTTAGCAAGGTTCATCGCCTGTTCCATCTGCATCTGTTGTGCTTCAACCTGCGCTCTCACTTCTCGCTTTTCGTCCACCTGATCTTGAGTATTGAGTAGGCGAATCGGCAGCCCTGTACGCTCTGCTACAAATTTGGGCACCTCGTCAAAATTGAAATGATCCATCATTGACGGTTCCATCTCAAACATTGGGCCAACAATACTAAGCGTGTCCTGAAGGCTCTTTATTTGGATTGCGTCTAGGATTAGAGCCAGCTTGCTGGTGTAGGCAATCTCATAGTCGGGGTTGTCAATAACACTCTCCGGTGGCTCGGGGAAAGCCCCTGCACGATCCAATATATTGATGCAACGAGTGATTAAAGGATTAAACAGCTCTGATTGCAGCCGTCCCCATGTTGGCGCGAACAATGAAAGCTTTTCGTCTAGTCGTTCCATAACCTCTGTCGCAGTCATTTGCGGGCCATCGTAGTCCAGCAACATTGCAAACAAATCGTTGTA